GGAATTAAGGGAGTCTATTAAGAATAAAGCCCCTAGAAGCGAAGAACCAGTTCTTTACAAGAGAGACACTTATTCTCTTGTGAGGGAGTATCTTAAGCAAACTGATAGGGATTTAATGGCTGAATTATTAGTTTACAATAAACCTCCCGATGTTCAGATTCTTTCATGGTTGTGTGAAAACGTACATCCTAATAAATTGGTTTTCATTGATAGTGTGGTAAAGAGAAGATGGAGTCAAAGATATTTTTATGAAATGTTGGCGTATAGACATGATGGTTTAAACTATGGCAGATTGAAAATGCCTCAACGTAAATCTTATTCTAAGAAACCATACTTAGCAAGAAAACTGGGCATTAGTAATTCTAACGTAAATGTTTTGAAGCAATTGCTAAATGATGAAGGCTTTGCTAAATATGTAAGAAACAAACTTAACAATGCTGATTCTAGACTATTGGGCCTAAAAGAAAAAGAAAGAAGAACAAAAAGAACTCCTACCAGAATAGAGGTAAGAAGTTTAACGGATTATTTTAATGGTGAATAAAATGGTAAATAGTGCATATCTAGTGTTTGATGAAATGTTAATAGTTGGCTTTGGTCTTTCTATTAAAAAGACTAAAGAAATTAAAAAGATGAGAAAAAATCTTCCCAAAAATTTCATGCAAATGAAAATATGGAAAGTCTTAACGGAAGAACAGTTTAATTTATTATATACTGTTCTTCATAATGAATCCCTTGATATATTTATCAAGTTGGCTATTCTTATGAATGAAGAATGGCAACAAACTGTTGGTAGGTATAATAGAAATAAAAAATATAGGGAATTCTATAAGACAGAAGAAGGAAGAAAAAAAGCAGCCGCTTACAGTAAAAAATACCGTGATAAGAATAAAGATAAAATTAAGGAAAGAGATAGAAAGTATTATCTTAAAAATAAAGATAAAATCAATAAAAGAAAAAAGAATGCGAGAAAAAATAAAGGGTGATAAATATGTTATGGACAGAAAAATATAGACCAAAAGGAATAGGCGACATTGTAGGACAAGAACATTTTACAATGGATGCTGAATTATGGATTGAAGAAAAAGATATGCCAAATCTTCTCTAATATGGAAGAGCAGGTACAGGTAAAACTGGGGCAGGATTAGCATTAGCATATTCTATATTAGGAAAAGATGCAGTAGATAATTTCTTTGAGATTAACGCATCTGATGATAGGAAACTTGAAACTGTAAGAACACTTATCAAACAAATAGCACAAACAGGTACTATTGGTGGTGTTCCGTTTAAGATTCTATTACTGGATGAAATGGAAGGAATGACAAATGATGCTCAGAATGCTCTAAAGAGAATCATGGAGCGTTATGCGAATAACATTCGTTTTATCATTACTTGTAATAATAAAAATAAAATCATTCACCCTATCCAAAGTAGATGTGCTAATTATCATTTTAAGCCTTTATCCAATGACCGAATATTGGAAGTTGTGAAGGATATTCTTCAACGTGAACAAATAACTGGATTCGATGATAATGAATTGAGTTCCTTTATAGCCACTCTAAACGGTGATTTAAGGAGAGCGATAACCGAGATACAGGCCGCAAAATACTCAAACATTTCACTAAAGAAGCAAAGTGAAATTTCATTAGAAGAATATGTAAAAATAATTAATTTGATAAATAATAAAGATACAACAGTTCTTTCTATACTCCATGATATGATTTATGCAGGTCGTGATATTTCAGAAATATGTATTGGATTACACGATGCGGTAATAAACATGAATGGGTTAGATAGTAATGTTAAATTTAAATATCTAAGAACATTAGGAGAAAGTGAATATCGTTCAACAACCATGACACCGAGAGTATTAGTATCATGGTTTGTTGGGCAATTGATGTAAAGGACAAAAAAATAAAAAATGCGGAAGTGAAAAATATGCAAGAAAAATTGAAAAAAGAAATTGAAATAGGCGCAAAGATTGTTGAAATGTCTGTCGAAGAAGCGATGGACAAATTCAAAGAGATTTGTAAGGAAAACACAACAAGCGAGGATTCTCAAATCGCTCTCGCTCTATGGCGTGGATATGTTGGAAATGTTCAACGTATGAAGAAAGTAAGCAATAACTCTTCTAATACTGGAAGTAATTCTTTAGTAAAGAAGGCATTTGGTTTCTTCGTTGCTTTAGAAGCACCAAGAGATATGATGAGTTGGAATCGTAATCGAGCAAAAGAGGAATATCTTCGTGATGCTGATAGAGCATTAGAAGATGGTCATGTTGCCGTTGCTACTCAAAATGATGATAATACGTGGACTGTTGCCCGTTATCATAATAATGAATATGAAGAGAAGAAAGTTTCATCTTTGCCCGATGGTGCAGAAGAAACAGAAGATGGTTCTACCATTATTCCTCTTGATAATCAACCAACATATATGTCTGGTGCAAAGAACCGAAACTACGGAAAACCTTTGCCTTTGGAACAATTCCGAAGAACTGGTATTTTCTATGGTTCTTTAGAAGGCGGAGAAATGGCGACTTATATGTTTTCATATAAGAATCAACCTGCCGTTGATTTTGCTCCTAATTGTTATGAATGGGTTCATTTCCTTTGTATTCCTAGTGATGATGGTTCTGCAATCTATGGTATGACAACCACGACTTTGAAGAGTCTTATGCTCAATACTGAAGTAGACCCAGAAGGCGACGATTATCGAGATATGTCAAGTTTTGACTTTGAATCCTGTTTAGCGACAAATTTCAAGAGTCATCTTGTTCCTCTTTCAAATGTTGATAGAGCGCACATTGAACGACAAACTCTACCTGCAAGAGAGCGATTTATTATTACAGATGGTTCTGTTGATAGTATTACTATGACCGCTACTGCGAATGGTAATCGAATTATTAACATTAGCGACCTTTCTGCTGAATTTGTTGAAGATGGTGAGAATTACACAACCTGTTGGATTCCTAGCCATATTGATATTGACTTCGGAATTGCTTCTTCTGTTATTGTTGTTGGTCGAACATCTCAAAGAATTGTTGATGGTGTCGCTGATGCAGTAACAATCAATGTTTCAGGATTAATGGTAACTAACCGTGTTGGTGCGCCTCCAGAAACAGTTGAAGTTGTTGAAGACGATTTAGATTGGTTTTGATTAGGTAATAATTGAAATCAAAGGATAGTGTAACAGTAGGCTGGTGATGACTGTCAAAGGGGTGCAAAGCCCTATTAAATGAGGAATTTTTATGACAACAGATTTAAAAGAAGAAAGATTCCTTTTGAAAGGCGATGCATATATCGTTGATTTAGCAAATGTTGATTTCTTAACTTGGAGAAAGAATGAGAAAGAGAACGGGACTTATTGGCTAAAGATGCATTTCCAAACAAAGGAAGCAAGATATATTTGCGATAAATATGAATTAGCAACTATCGTAATGGCATGGACAAAGATGCATGGTAAAGAATTAGATATAGATATAAATGAATTAGGTGATAGTTATGGGAATAACAGATAATACAAATAAAGATGAGAAGACAAATTTTGGACAAAAGCAAGAAGCATTTAACTCACGCTTTCGTCAAATTATGGAACAAAAAAGAAAGGATAGAAAGAGCCGAATGGTTCTTGGTGTTTGGGGAGAACCAAAGACAGGTAAAACTGGTATTGCTCTCGATTTTCCTGAACGTAAGATTTACGTTTTAGATTGGGATAGTGGTGTTGAATCCACATGGATTGAATGCCATGATGCAACAGAACGAATTGAAGTATTTGACCCAATTGTTCAAGACAAGGAAAATAAAATTGATATTACTGCGTCTGAACAAAACTCACATGACTTTATTCGTTATGTTCGAGGACAAATCGAAAATGGTGAAAAGCCTATCTTTGTGATGGATGGAGTAGATACATGGTTTGAAAAATGTATTTACAAAGTTAATCCAAACCCAACAGTTGTAACAAAGATGATGCCATATCAGTATGGCCCACGAAACAAAACTTTCTATTATTTGCTTGAAGCAATCTTTAATCTAAAGTGTGATGTAATTTATATTACTCACGAAACTGAAAAGTATGTAGATAATGTTGCTACGGGTATTCAACCTGCATGGAAGGATTGGGGCGGAAAACTAGAACAAGAGATTTATTGTTCTAAAAGAAAAGTAAAGGGTGAAATACACTTTGTTGCTGAATTAATTGGTTCAAGAACTAATGGCAACTTAGTAGGAACACGCTGGACTATTCGACAAGGAACGCCACCAAATATCGTTTGGAACGGTATTCCTGAATTGCAGGAGGGAAAGATTTGAAATTTGCAGCAAATACAAAAGAAATCACAGAAGCATTAGAAAGCATTCAAGGTAAAGGTAAATACCTAACTTCATCAGGATTCTCCAGTAATTCTATGGGTTCATATGTTTATATGAATTTAGAAGGCCGTATTCTCAATCTTTGGAATGGGGATGCAACCTTTGGAATGAATATTACATTACGAGTTTTAGGTGCAGAAGATGGAGAATTTATTTGTGATACACAAGTTATTTTACCATATCTCAAAAAATTTGGAGACATGACTTTATTTGAAGGAGAAGATTTTCTTAAGATTTCTTCTGATAATAAAACTGCATCTGTTTCAAGGGTTGTTAATCATCCAAACATGACAGTATTAACTCGACTTAATACTATGCTTGAGCATATTTCTTACGATGAAGAAATAGAAACTTTGCCTAAATTTGGTAGTTCTAATTTTGAAGGTGCTTTTACATTAGAACAATCAGTATTTGCAGATTGTATTTCATCTTGTGAATTAGCAAAGCATGGTGCATATAAGTTGGATTATGATGGAACTTCTGTTGAGTTTTCAACGGGTTCTACCGTTCAGAATAAATACAAAGAAACAATTACTCCTGACCAAAATACAGGAGAACCTGCAACATTAGAATTTAGTGGGCCACTACATAAGTTCTTTCCAAAGAAATCAAAAATTAATTTTTATGTGAAAGATGAGTTTCCACTTCTTCTTGTTTCAGAAGATAGAAAATTAGTAAAAGCACCGTTCACATCGGGGAATTAAAATGATAATTAGTGCATTAGATAATGGAAAAGTAATTTACAAATCATGGAGAGAAGGAACTGAGTTAATACAAAAGTTGGATAAAATTATACCTTATTTTTACATTTCAGTAAATTCAAAGCGACCAACTTCATACAAACCTTCAAAGTTTATTGAAAGGGATTTTGTTTATGAAGAAGGAGATTGGTACAATCTTGAAGGAACAAAACTTGTTCGTGTATATGTTGAATCTGCTAAAGATATTAAAATTGCAAAGAAGAGTTTCCTTCAAACATATGAAGCCGATGTTCCTTTAACATTTAGATACGCAGTAGATACTTTAGATTCTTTACCTGAATATAAAATGCGTAAATGGTATTGGGATATGGAATGGCAACAGGGTGGACAATATCACGATTGTATTACTACTATTGTAATGTATGATAATTATGATGAAAAATATTACCAATGGGTGTGGTTTCCAGAAAATACACAACGTAATCTTATTTATGATGTTACTACGACCTTTACCTTTGAAAGTGAAAAAGATATGCTTGAAAATTTTATGCTAACACTTCAAGACAAAAATCCAGATATGCTTATTTCATGGTTTGGTAATTTTGCTGATGTTCCGAAACTACTTGAGCGAGCGTGTGCTTTGGGTCTGAATCCCTTAGTAATATCTCCTGTAAGCCAAGTAAAAGGTGTTGTATCAACGAAGAACGGCTACAAATTCCTTTACGGTGAAAACGGGTTCGGGAGTATCGAACAACCCATCAAGGGGCGCATTACCCTCAATTTAGACATGGCCTTTGAACGTCAATGGAATGACTCACAAAGAGGAACTTTACCTTCATTAAGTTTAGATTATGTATCTGAATTAGTTCTTAATCGAAAGAAACTAGTTTCAGAAAAGTTTCCTGACCCTAACGAGTTTTATCGTAGAGCATGGTTAGAAGATACTGAAACATATTTGAAGTATGCTTTGGTTGATGTTGAACTAATGGTAGAATTAGATGAATTAAATTATTGTAGTGAAGCAATTATCGCACTACAAAGATTATTGATTGCACCTTTCGATGCTTGTTTTTATGCTAGCCATATGGGTTCAATCTATTTTATGCGTAATGCTACATGGATTGCACCAACAGGTGAAAAGGTAGAGAAGCGTCAAGAATATGATGGTGCTATGATTTATGACCCATTAAGCGAAGGAACAAATGGATTACATCTTAATGTGGCCGCTTTTGATTTTGCTGGTCTTTATCCCAGTATGATGATTGCAAGAAACATTTCATGGGAAACTAAATCAGAAGAACCAACAGAATTCGGTGTAAATATTTTAACACCGAGAGATTTCAGTATTACTGATAGAGAACAAATGCTCTATTATAAGACAGATAATCTCGGCCTTTTACCGAGAGCAGTTCTTGAATTAAAAGAATTGAGAAATGAATACAAACGTCTTATGAAAGAAGCAAGAGAGAATGATGATAAAAATGAATATGTCAAGTGGTATAATAATCAAATGGCAGTAAAAAGATTAATGGCATCATTTTATGGCATTGTTGCCTTTCAAGGATTTGGTTGGGCTGATGTAGATTTAGCCGCTAGTATTACTGCTAGTGCAAGAGAAGCAATTCGTTTAGCCGCATTTAAAGCAAAGGAGATGGAATAATGAAGAATTGTATTATTTGTGATGCTGAGTTTGAAATTAAAACAAGTCGTGTATGTTGTAGTAATGAATGTCAAAGGGAACAAGCAAAACGAAGGTTTGCTTTACGAATGCAAAATCCTGCCAAAAAGAAAGAACTACTAGCAACAAAGAAGCGTTACAAAGACAAGACTCGCCACATACGAAATAAGTATGATTGTATGCACAAACAAGATAAACAATGCATTATCTGTGAAAAGAAATTTGTCGGTCATTTCCAATCAAAAACGTGTAGCGATGTTTGTCGTAAGACTCATAATAATAATCGAAGTAGAAGAACAAGAAAGAAATACCTTTCTATACCGAAGAATGATATAACTGCAAGATTCAGAATACTCTTTAGAAGGTATCTCAAGGATAAAGGTGTTTATGGCAGTTTTAGACATTTAGACTATACTGGTGAAGAATTATATAATCACTTAGAATCTCAATTCACCGATGGTATGTCGTGGGATAATAGAAACAATTGGCACATAGACCACATACGCCCTGTTTCATCATTTAATTATGATTCAACAGAACACCCCGACTTTAAGAAGTGTTGGGCGTTAAACAATTTACAACCGCTATGGGCGGAAGATAACCTAAAAAAAGGCGACGAATGGGATGGAATTATAAATGTATAAGGAGATGAAATAAATGGGAAGAAGTTCAGGAAATTACAGAATAAAACAAAAGTTGATTGAATCATTAAAACAAATCGAAGACCCAGATAACTTCGATTTATATGAAATAGTTTCTTTTTATGAAAGAGAACATAGGACAGTTTATAAGAGCAACCGAATAGCGTCATTATTGAAACCTTATGCTTTTGCAGTAGGAACAAGAAGAAACAGACATTGGGTAATTAAAGAAAAATGGAGGCATCTATATGAAGAAGAAAATTGTAACAGTTGAAGTATCTTATGATACAGAAGAAACATGGGATATTACTCTACAAGAAGTAAAAGAATTATTTCAAATGATGAACAATCTCAAAAGGAACGCTATTATTACAAGGATAAGTGAAGAGAATGATGATGGACAAAACCAATGAACTTCTCGAAGAACTGTTATCTATGATAGCAAAAAGCAATAAGATATTGATGATGGTAAATATCGTAAATATAATAACCATTATAACAATCGTAACGGTGATATTATGAGCAAAGAAATTAAAGAATTAAAAACAGAAATAGCAAATTTGAAACAAACAGTAAAGAGACTTGAAAATGAGTTGGGTCTTCTCTATGAAGAGAATACTACGTTTGCGGATTTATTAAAGGACATTAAAACAATCAAGCAGGAATTGATGCAATATACTGATGGTAAACTCTATTTTGAAAACGCATGGTGATACTATGAAAGTAGTTTATGGACATACGGATTCAATCTATGTTCAGATTGAATCTATCGAAAAGGCTGAATCAGCAATCAAAGAGATTGAAGAATCAGTTCGTGAACACTTTCCTAATGTATTAAATCTTGAACAACATCCTGTTGTTCTTGAATTTGAAAAGTATTTTTCAGCATTAGGTGTTGGCACAACAAAGAATAGAAATGCAGGTTTAGTATCTTGGGAGGATGGAGTTTGGCTCGATGAACCTAAATTCACAATGACAGGCTTTACTGCAAAGCGTGTTAGTGAAACTAAACTCGCAAAGGAAGTTCAAACAAATGTATTGAGAATGTGGGTAGAACAAAAAGATATGAAAGAAATCAACAAATACTTACATGAAAAGTACAATGACGTTATCAATGGTAAAATCGAAAACAAAGAGATTATCAAGAGAAGTCGATTGCGTAAAGAAAGATTTGAGGTTAAATGTCCAGAATGCAGAAAGCAACATCATTTAACTGAATGTCTTAAGATTAAATGGTGCGATAAATGCGGTACTGAAACCAAATTCTTCTTAACAACTAAATACAAGAAACCCACAATCGGTTCGGGTATCGCAGGGGTTCTGTATGCTTGGGAAAAAGAAGACAAAACTTTTGATGATTCATACTTGTTTATGAAAGTTCAAGGCGTTAATGATACCTATACGCATCCTCTCACAAAAGAAAAAAGAGAAGTAGATTATGTTTCGGGAACTGTATATGAGGATTTCAATGATTGCATTCCCAACTACAAACACTACGCAGAAGAAGTGATAAAAAAAGCGAAACCCATTTACAAAGCGATGGAATGGGACATTTCTTCAATACGGACAGGCAAACTACAAATGAAATTAGACGAATGGTGGTAAAAATGAATAACGATGAAAGATATAATGCGGTGATTTCCTCAATGAGGGAGTTCACCTATCAATGGAAACCTGAAAATTATGATGACCCTTCACAACCAATCTTGAAAATAACGAAGTCTTCTTTGGGTTCTTTCGATTGGTGTCCGAAGAAATACGACTTTTCTTATATCCAGCGATTGCCTCAAGACCAAACGGAGGCTATGCTAAAGGGAACAGTATTGCACAATCATAGAGAGAACTTTTTCAATGACTTCGATATTGCGAAGGCATCAAAGATGAACAATAGTGAAATTTTAGAATACTGCACAGGACTAATGCCTGTCGATGAGTATTACGATATTTCTGTAACAGTAGCATCGCTTGAAGCACAACGATTTATTGAAGCAAGGTCAGAAAATAAGATACAAGAATTTCTGCCTGTTTGTAATGAAGGAAAGTTTGACGCTGAAATTACAATTCCTGCAAACATCAATCCAAAGTTTCCTCTTAGAAGAGATTATGTAATTCACATTCAAGGAATCATTGACCGAATTTTTAGAGAGAATGGGGGACTTGTTCCTTTTGAATACAAAACTGGTCTTTGGAAAGATTGGAAAAAAACTTCAATGAGAAAAGAAATGGCGTTTTACGAATTACTTATCGAGAATGCAACAGATGAAGTTATGATTAAGAATGGTCTTGGCCCTAATGACAAAGTAACTCATTGGGGTTGGTATTATCCAGCATCAAATTACATTTATGCAGAAGAGAGAAAGAAGAGGTCTATGACTTCTGTAATGAATAATATTGCTAAGTTGATTCATCACTATGAAAGAAATAGATTTCCTACTAAGTTCTTTTACAAGACTTGCGCTCATTGTTCTTTCTTTGGTATTTGTGATGCCGCACAAGAAGATTCATGGGTGTAATTATGAAAGAAGTAATTGAATTAAAAGTAAAAGCAAGGTCATGGACATTCAATGAAATATCAAATCTAATGGTAACAATTGAAGACCTTTCAAATGAAATCTATTCTGAAATGAATTTGATTGAACGATTTGACATGATTAAAGAAACAAAAATCAATGATAGTATGGTTGGCTACTACTATGCTGATGTATTGAGAGAGATGT